GCGATGCGCCTTCAGCGCCGCCGCCTCGGCGGCATAGGCCGGGTTCGGATCATCGAGATAGGTGACGGCCGCGAGCATGCCGTCATACTGGCGCTCCTGCGCCTTGGCATCGAGCATGCCCTGGATGGACGCGGAATAGGTTGCCAGCAGCAGTTGCTGCTGTTCGGCCGCCTTTTGGTCGGCGGTGATGTAGTCGGAAGGGGAAAGCGTGCGCATCAGAGGGTTTCCTCGTCGGCCGGCAGCACGATCGCGCCATCGGCCGGATTGAGGATCGGCGCCGGAAAGGCGACCGCGTGCGACGGCGACGGCCCGTGTGGCAGGATCAGCGTCAATTCGAGATCGCCGGCAACGCGGCTGACTTCGCCGACGATCCAGTCGGACAGAACCGCCCCGTTGGGAACGGTCGCGCCATCGGGTAGCCCGGAAAAGTCAATCGCCTCGCCATTGATGGTGAGCACGTCGCCATTCTTGAAGGCAGTAAGAGTATCGTCGCGACGCTGAGGGGACAGATTGATTTTCATCAGTACCACCGTCCAATTGCATGATAATGGAAAGTCGGGCTGCCGCCCGTCGTGTCTCGCGCAGAGTTACTTACGTTGGTGAAGTAAACGTTATTTATTCCAACAGCAGTTACCCCGGTTACAGACGTATAAACAAAGGGTGACCACGCGCCGTCGTAACTATTAGTTACAACAGGCTGCGTTCCTCCAAGAAATGCGATTGGAAACGTGTAAGCGCCTGCGTCGGCAAACGCGTAGGATGCTAGATTGCCCGGCGCACGAACATGACGACGCCAACATATCTGAGTGCCGTCGGCATAACGGACATAATCACCATTCGCATTAGTTCCCCGCTCGACGATCGCCCCGGTCGGCACTCCGCCCGCTTGCGATACGGCGCCGACGACACTGGCCGCGTGGTAGATCTTATAGGCAACGGCTCCGTGGGACCCGCCGCCGACCTTCCACTGGTTGTCGGTATCCAGCCCGAGATAGGCGGCGAACGCGCCCGGTCGGTGGAGCAGAATCGCGGCAGCGCCGGTGCCGTTGCCGCGTATCTCGACTTCGCCACCAGCGACGGAGGCATTGGCGATGCCGTTGTCGGCCTGCCCTCCGCCTGCCGCAATCAAGCGGCCGTCCATGGTGTCGCCGCCCTTGCCGAGTGCCCCCAGCGTCGCGCGGGCCGCCTCCTGGTCGACGTCATCCCGCATGCCCTGGATGAAGGGGGAGAAGCCCAAGGCCGTCAGGAGCGCGCCGACGCTGGTCGATGGCATCAAGCTGCCGAAGTACGTTGAGGGCGCCACATAGGGCGCCCAGCCCGTCCCGTTCCAGATCGAAATGATGCCCGTCGCGGCGCTCACCACCGTCGTGCCGCGCTCCGGCGCGGTGAAAAGCCAAGCGGCCCCGGTCCATTGCCCCAGGTTGTTCGCCCGCCCTGCCCAGGCGCCGGTCGGCACGGTGCCGACGACATAGAGGCCGCCGGCGACCGGAGCGCCCGGCGGGACATTGGCGCCGAGCGACTGCACCTCATAGTTCGGCCGCGCGTTCTCGATCGCGCCGATGGCGCCGAGCACGCTGACGAGGCGGCTGTGCACGAAGGTCGCGTCGGCCGCCAGCGAGCTCTCAAGGGAGATCGCATAGGATGCGCCGGCGGCACTTGCGCCTGCCCAAGGCCGCGCCAGCGTCGCCGCTGTATCACTCTCGACCGACGCCAGAGGCATGCTGCTGTCACCGACAAACAGGATGCCGCCGGCGACTCCGTTCACAACGAGGCCGGCGCCGGCGAAGGTCACGGCGGTCGACCCGTTAGTGACGGTAACCGTGCCGAGGGAAAAGACGGTGGGCGACGTCGGCATGGAATGTCCTCAGCTGAAATCGGAGATGTTCATGGTGGCCGTGAAGCCCGGCGCGCTGCCCCAGCTGCCCGGTCGGAACCAGCCGCATTGCGTGCGGTTCGCTACCCATCCGGCGGGCGCGTGGCCGGAATAGCCCCAGACGCCGACGGTCTGGTAGAATCCAAGCACGTCGAAATAGGCGACGCTCCCGCAGCCGCACCACCACTCGCCGATCTGTGGATCCCAGAGGATGAATAAGTTGAACGGCGGCCCGGCGCCGGCGGGTGGCGGCGACGGCAGGTTGAAGAACCCCGTGCCCTGCGAGGCGCCGACGGCGCTGAAGCCCTTGAGGCGTGGCGTCAGGCGATCGGAATCGAACACGAGGTCGGCGATGCCGGCGGCATCGATGCCGATGTTATGCTTGGAGACGCGGACATAATCCCCGGTGATGTCGAGCCGGACGATGCCCGCCGCACCGTCCACGCCGCCCTGGTAGGCCGGGTCGCTCGCCACAACCGCGAACCGCACCGGCGTCGAGAAGCTCGCCGTCCCGAGAATGAGCAGGCGGCTCGCATTGATCCAGAAGACGCTGCAGTTGATCTGTTCCGAATTCCCGACGGAGTAGGCGATCACTGGCGGATAGTGAGGATAGGAGCCCGCGAGATCGACGAACGCGGCCGGCATGGCAAAGGAGTTGACGTTCGGATCGGCGAGCGGGTCGGTCATGACCGTGCCGGTCAAGCTAACGGTCCCGGTCTCGAAGATCTGGAAGACGTTCTTGCGGGTCGAGACCGCCATCTCGGCGAGGGTCGCCGTGTCGACATCGAAGCCCGGGCGCGAGGCATGAAGGCCGACGCCATGCAAATCATGCTGCCCGATAATGATGCCGTTGCCGCCTGCGCTCTCCGCTGCCGTGCCATTGTTGCCGAACACGAAATACACGTAGTCGACGCCTGCGAGCTGCGGCGAAAGCAGGATGCTGTTGGTGCGCAGCGTGACGCCGCACTGGCGGTAGCCGCGCTGATAGCCCGTGGGCGTGTCGACTCCGCCAGAGGAATAGGTGACCGCCCCGGCGCCGCGGCGCGCCCATGCCAGTGTCGGCCGCGTCGCGTTCTCCCCGGCGCTCGGCAGCACCTTACACCGGCGGGTGATCGGCCCGTCGGCGCCGGCGGGATAGGTCACGGTCAGGTTCGCGAGGCTCGCCGCCGACACCACATTGTTGGCGAGAAGCCGCAGTGTCCCGCCCCAGAAGCTGTCGAAAGTCAGGTAGCGCTCGTCGGTATTCTCATCTTCCGGATCATGCCCCGGCAGCGCCGTGCGCAGCCGCATCGCTCCACCGGTTACGGTCAATGAGACAGGCATCAGCTCGTCGCCCTGATGCGAGCCGGATTGCTGGTGATCAGCAGCTTGCTGCCGGCCCCGGTGAGGGTGAAGTTGTTCACCGTCAGCCGCTTGATCAGGGCCTCGGTGATGATGACCTGGCCGAGCGTAGTATCGACCACGAAGGGCGGCAGGCGGGCATCGTTGGTCGGGTTGATGATGACGTACTGGTCGGCATAGTTGGCGATGCGTGCGAACGGCAGCGCCGGGTTGCCGCCGGTGAAGCCGGTTTCCCAGATCGTGCCGACCTCGCGCCAGGCGCTGCCCACAGTCGCGCGCATGAGCACGACGAGGCGGGCGGAGACGTCGCCGCTGCCGGCACGGGCTTCGATCCGCAGGAGGCCGGAAGCGCCGAGGTTGCCGACCGTGGCGCTGACCGTGGTCAGCGACGACGAAACGGCCAGAAGCCCGCTCTCGGTCGTTTCCACCCGCGCGGTGAGCGCATTCATTGCCGATGCCTGCCCGGCGAGCGTCCCGTTGATGCTGTCGATCGACGCGCTCACGGCGTTGATGATTTCGGCCATGGCGACGATCCGGTCGCCGAAATCCTGCACGGTGGCCTGCACGCTCTGGATTGCCGTCGCGTTCGCCTTGCCAAGCCGCGTCGCCACACTCGTGGCGGTAACCTGCCGACCGAGACCGACCGATGTGTCACGGACGATCATGTCCATCTGCTGCTTTGCCGCCGTCATGTCCTCGCGCATGCGTCGCAGCGCGTCGTAGGCGTCGCCCTTGATGTTGGCGAGGCGGACGTCGATGTCGGTATCGGGGATGGCGTCCGTGGTGATCGTTTCGCCGGCGCTCCACACGGTGAGGCGCGGCGGCTGCGTCACCAGCCGGGTCCTGACCTTGTATTCCGTGGCACGCACGACGCCCTCTGAGAGCGTCACCACCGTCTGATCGACCGAAACCCTCCTGGTGAACACCGACGCCGGCTGCGCCACCGGCCAGTACTGCACGTCGACATAGGCCACGGTGACGTCGGTGATGTTCGACCACGCCGCCCGGATAGCCGGCAGCAGGCGGCCGTCGTCCCCGACAACGGTCACCGGCGCGAGACTGAAATCCTGCACCTCGCTGAGCAGCACCGGCGCGCCGGGCGGCATCGGCGCCACGATCGGCGGCGCCGTGATGCCGTCATAGATCGCGCCGTCGACTTCCTGCAGCGTGACCGAGACGTTGCGCGGCCCGTCGGCATCGTGCGAGGCGAGCGACAGGCCGGTGATCTGATACACGCGGTCGCCATGCTTGCGGCCGACGCGGCGGATCCAGTCGCCGGGCTCCAGCACCTGAAACCGCGGGCGCCACACCTCGTCGCTGGTCGCCTCGTAGCGGTTCTCCTCGAGATAGATGCGAGCGAGCTGCGCCGCCTGATCCTTCGACCGCACCATAGGGAAGTCGACGGCGATATCGCGGTTGCGGCGGTCGAGCGTCACCAGCGCCGGGCTGGTCTGCGTCTCATAGCCGATCATCGACCAAAGCTGATCGGGATCGGGGAAGTTGCCGGCCACCGAGTTGACGAGGTCGCTCATCGAGCGGCGCGCCGTCCAGCGCGCAGGCGAACTGGAGATCAGGTCGTCGTCGGTGATGGTGGCGACCACCGCCTGATCATGGCCGACCAGCGGCCAGGACCCATCCACCGCATCGACCTTCTTGGCCCCGCACGACAGCTGCAGCGACGTGATGTTCTCGCCGTGCATGGCGGTGCAGTCGAGCATGATCGAGCAGCGGTAGCGCGTGCCGTAGTCCGTCGTCTCGTCGCAGATGTTCGCCGCCGCGGTCCATTTCGCCAGCGGCAAATCGCTGGCCGGCATGCCCATGCCGCAGAACATGTCGCCGTTCCATGCGATGCCGCGCCGGTAGTTGTATTCCATCACCACCGGGTTTTCGGTGTACTCATAGGTGGCGTAGTTCCCCCAGCGGTGGCCGCCGGAGCCGCCAACGGTGGAATCCTTGCGCCAGTCGTAGAGCCGCGCGCCATAGAACTCGAAGAAGAAGTCGGGGAAGCTGGTGAGCGGCTCGGTATAGGCTAGCGCGACGTAGACATAGGCGACGCCGGCGCCGATGTGATTGGCGGTCCACCGGTCGGCCGGGTTTGCCGCCGACACCAGCCCTGCCAGAGCGGCGGTTTGCGTGCCATCGACGAACTGGACGCGGATAAGGTCGGCGTACTCGCCACTGGTGACCTTCCGCATCCCGTCTTCGCCGACCGGGCCAAGTGTTACCCATTTGCCGTTGATGGCAACGCGCGACAGGCCGTGGCAGGGGAAGTCCGACAGCGTGTAGATCTGCTGGAATATCCCGTTCGCCGGCCCGAACGTGTTCGCGTAGGTATCGTGGCCCGCGATGCCGCAAAGGCCGAGGGCGACCTGCCGCGGGATATCGCCGCCATATTGCCGTTCGAACTGCACGCCGCCGGGCTGCTTCTCCGCTTTTCCGGCCGTCTCCTTCTGGATGACGCTGGAGAGCACGCTGGCGCCGATGCCGAGCAGCGCCTGGCCGACGATGCCGAGGCTGCCGACGAACGAGCCGACGGCGCCGATGGCGGCACCAACGGCTCCAACTATCGGGGCAATGAACGGCATCGGTCAGTCGACCCGGAAGGCGCGCGCGACGTCGGTGCAGGGCAGGAACACGGCGCGATCACCGTCGCGGGTGAGGAAGCCGAGGCCGGTGAAGACCCCACCGGTGACGTCACCATTCGGCTGGTGGATGACGCCGATATCCCCGCGCTGCGCCATCATCGCCGGGATCTCGGTGAAGCGGGCCGCGAAGGCATCCGCAACGGTCAGGAAGCCGCGCTTCCGCAGCTTCTTCGCGGCGCCGGCCGCCGTGCGATAGCCCCGCGCCCCCGTGAACATCCGCTTGCCGGTGACGGCTTCGACGGCGTCGTCGGCGATGATGTAGCAATCCGAGATGCCATAGGCCGACGGCAGGGCGATATGCTTCTCGACCACGAGCCGGAGCTCGCGTTCCCATCCCTTGATCCGCATGGTGAGTGGTCCGCTTTCAGCGCCGGCGAGGCGTCGTCGATCGGGGCACCTGGGGTCGCGGCGCCGCGGCCTTTTCCCGCCCCCAGAAGATGACTTCGCGACCGCGCATGGCGGCGTGCTCAAAGAACAGATCGCCCGGCGCGCGACGCGCCTGGTCGACAACGGTGCGCCGGCGCCCGTTGGTGCGGGTGTAGTCGAGCGCCCGGCTCTCGCACTTGGCCTCGAGCGTGTAGCCGTCCTCCGGATCGTCGATGTGGTCGATCGTGTCGATGTAGCCGCGCTTCAATGCCTGGACGTGGAGCAACGCGCCGGTGTCGGGATGGAAATAGACGTCATAGATGGTCACCGGCCGGTCCCGGTAATCCTCGGCTTCGATCGTCAGCAGCACCTCAGGCGTCAGACCACCCTCGCTCCACCGATATTCGAGCTCACCATCGGCCCGGCGGCGAACGGTCACCAGATCCGGCCGAATGGGCTCCAGCGAGACGATCCGTTCGCCGCTCCGTTCGATCAGCGCATAGGCGTTACCCCAGAGCTCAAGGCTGATGCACATGAACTCCCAAAAGTCGATCGGCGTCTGATCGGCATTCGGGCTGTCGCGCAGCACGCGGGCAAGCGGATGATCACCCGCATCCTCGGGCCGGCCGTCGCGGTTACGCTGCACGTCAATGGGAAGCGCAGCCATCGTGCCGGCCAGCAGATTGACACATGCCCAGGCGGTCGAGAGAGCGAGCACGCTGTCGACCGTGATGCGCTCGCCGGCGTGACTGTCGCCGCCGTCGTAGCCCGGCAAATGCCGGTCGCGCAGGCCGAACGGGCGCACGATGTAGCCAAAGGCCTTGCGCAACAGCTTCACGACGCGGTCGCCATGCTCTTGAGGTAGCCGTCCATACCGTCTGCCTCGTCGAATTCGTTGTCCGCCGCGCCGACGGCCATGGCGATCGTCACCATGCCGTCGATCCGGCCTCGCGAGCGCTTCTTATCGAAGGCACGGTTATCTTGGCCGTCGATGTCCATGTGCGCGTTGGCGGCACAGCTGTGCGTGACGGGCGACGCCTCAATCGTGATCGTGCGGGAGAGGATGCGATCCTCCAGCCGCTCCACAGATCGGGGCATCGTGAGCTGCTTGTCCTCGAAGCGCACCAGTTTGCCTTGGGCGTGGCTCACCAGCTTGAGGCCCGATCCCTCTGGCTCATCCGGCCCCGTCCAGCGCCAGACGTCGAACCCGATCTGTTCGCAAGCCGCTATGAAGTCGAGCATGCCGGCCGGGTCGAACGCCAGAAACTCAACCTCGTTAGCGGCGCATAGCTCTTTCACCTTCGCAGCCACGAAGGTCTTGTCGATCACAGCTCCCGGCACAGCCGCGAGCCGGGTAGTTGGATCAAGTGCCCACTGGTCGTATGGCGTGTTGTCCGCCTTGGATCGATCGGCGATGCCGTCCGCGGTGGTCCAGTAGAATGTGCGCACCCAGAGGTGCCCGTCCTTGTCCTCCCAGCAGATACTGAGAGCCGTCAGGTCGTTCTTTTTCGAGAGGTCTAAGCTTAGCCAGCATCGGCGGCCCTTGACCTTGGCTTCATCGATCTGGCCCTGAACCGCAACCCAGGCCTCTTCGGCGATCCAGAACTCGGTGGCGCCAATCGGAATGCCGAAATAGAGCCGTTTCACCGACTGGGCAGTCGATAGGAGCACCCGCGCGGTGTTCACCTCACCGATGATGTTCTCTTCGGGGAAGGTGATGCCCAGCGCCGGAAGCGCCTTGCGCCAGCAGGCCGGGTTGTCGAAAACGGCCTCGCGGTCCTTCGTGTCTACCCGGGCAATGAAGGCGAACGCCTCGTCGTCCCTGATCTCGCCGCGCGCGACCTTCTGGTAGAATTCGGAATAGTCGGTGCCGACGATCTGGTCCGATGCCGGCGTATTCGTGCCGAGCAGCATCAGCGCATCGCCCGGCATCTTCGCGATGGCGCGCTTCCATGTCTCGATCGAATGGTTCGACTTGAACTCGTGGATCTCGTCAGCCAGCACTGCGACAGGCCGCGGCCCAGATATGGCCTCGCCGTTGGCGAGCGACTGGAACTTCGAGCCGGTGGCGGGGTGCTCGATCTTCCAGGCGTTGTCGCCCTCGCCACGGATCAGCACGTCGCCGGTGTTTTCCAGCGTCTCCCGAATCTCCTCCGGCTCGTCCTCCTGGCCCGGCGTCGCGGCCCGGCACATCGCGACAGCATCCTTGAACAGGACGTTGGCGGTCGCGCGGTCCTGCCCAATGGAGAACACCTCGGCGCGGGGCACTCCGTACCAGCCCATCAGGTAGAGCCCGATCGCCGCCATGATCGGCGACTTCGCCTGCCCCTTCCCGGTCTCCAGCCACGCCGAGCGAAAGCGCATTCGCCCGCTCTCCTTGCGCCAGCCAAACAGGCTACCCGCAACGAACACATGCCACGGGAGAGGATTGAAAGGCTGTCCAGCCGCCGAACCCGCAGTGATCGGCAGCATCGCGGGAAAGAACCGCAGTGCTCGGCCGGCCTTCTCCGGAACCCAGTGAAGGCCCCGTCCGCCGTCGACGATATCGCGTAGGTGGCGATCAGCCGCGGATGCTACGATTTCTCCTACGACGATCCGCCCGTCGACTGCGTCACGCGCCCAACGCGTCGTCGGATCATCCGGCAGCTTTGCCTTTGAACTCATCCGACGCACGGGCGGCCCTCGACTTCCGCTCGACCTTGGTCACGGCACCACGACGGCGCGGCGAGAGCCCGAGCTCGGCTTCGAGTGTCGCCGCATCGTTGCCGGCCTCGCGCATGGCGGTGAAATGCGGGCTCAGCCGTGCGATGGCCTTGTTGTTTCCGCGCCGCGGCTTCGTCACTGCGCCGTGCTCGGCGACGTCGCGTGCCGAACGGTCAAAGATCACGTATGCCAGCACGAGCCGCTGGATGGCATGCCGATTGGCGGGCGCGAGCAGGTTGCGTTCGCGGAGCTCGGTGGTTACAGCCCGCCAGTATTCGGCCGCGGCCTCGATCTCCAGATCATCGGTCAACAGCATGCGCCAATGCGGTTCCGGCACGATCTGCCCGGAGCCCTCGATCACGTTCATACGGCATCACCCCTCTGGGGTGCCCTCAACTTTTTGTTCTGAAACTGGTTGCAGTGCGAATGCCGGGACCCGGCCGGTCCGGCCCCCGTAAGCCCTCGACTTTCGATAGCCCCCCTGCCCCGGTCGGGCCGACGGCGTGGCCTCAGGCTCGGTTCCACGGGTGGTTCGGATCGAGAGGACGGCCATCCAGGTCGGAGCCGATCACGCCGCCTGTCCGCTCCTGCTTCTGCTTGGTGCTGTTGTGGTGGGTTTCGCAGAGCGGCTGCCAGTTGGAGCGAGACCAGAAGAGCTTGGCGTCCCCTCGGTGGGGGATGACGTGGTCGACGACGGAAGCCGGAACGACCTTGCCGTGCTGCTCGCACATGCGGCAGAGCGGGTGCTCGGCGAGGAAGTGGAGGCGGGCACGCTCCCACTTGCTGTCATAGCCGCGCTGTCGCGCTGAACCACGGCGGTCATCAGCCTGGTGCTTTGTCACTAGCCTGCTGCGTTGTCCCATCGGGCTGTGGACCAGTGACCTCGTCGGAATTGCTCTCGTCCTTGAGCTTGTTCGCGATGTGCCCGGCCGCTTATTTGGTTTGGGCAGCGACAGCCCTGACATCGCCGCACACGATGGCGCGGACATTGGTCTTGGCGGAGACGCGTGCCTCGATGCAAGATCGGCAGGTCATGCAACGGAGCCCGTCATGCTGGCGAAAGCGAAGTCACCACGGGAACGAGCTGCTCGGGCGCTATGCCGCCTGTCCGGTAACCCTGAAGACACAATCTTCGAGGGCCAGCCGATGTGGATGAGTTTCCTGGACGAGGTCGATACCGTGCTCATCGCCGCCCTCACTATGGAAGAGTGGCGGAGGATTCGCGCTCTCGATCCTCCGGATCCTGAGTAGCTCTCCATCTGGAGGCAGATCACGCCTCTGCCGCCATTCCGGCTTGGGCGCAAATCACCACCGTTCCATTTCGTCCTTAAATTAACTCGAAATAGGTTAAAGTCAAGAACCGTCGTGCCCAGGCTGGGGACTGCCCAAATCTGGACAATCCACACACCTCAGGCGCCTAGGGCGGCTCTCCCCAGAATTGGGGAATCGAGCAATGGCAAGGACGGCTCATATCTGAGCAGTCGACTTGCTCTCGCGCCGCGCGCTGGATCAACACGCCGCCTCAATTCCCGACCGGATTAGAGCGGATGGACGAAGTAACTGCCCCAAGCCGTACAGGGGTTTATTTTCGGTGCGCAGTCTCGCTGTTTGGTTCATGCGCAACTTTGGTCTACCTTTCTGAAATCGTCGGACGTTGCGTAGTGATTCGGTGCCACCCGCACCGTTTAAATGGCACGGAGATCCGTCATGACAACGCCCGAGCAAATCGAGCAGCGCCGCGCCAAGCACCGGAAATATATGGCCGAATATAGGGCCCGCAATCCGGAGAAGCAAAAACAATGGTTGAAAACCTATAGAACAAAAAATAGAAATACGATCAATGAGAAACATAGGGAATACATAATTTGCCACGCGGATGAAGTGAGGATAAGCAAGCGCAACTATCGCAAGACTCATCGCGCGGAGATAAATAAATACAATTTAAGCTGGAAACTTACAACAAACGGCATCGCCTCCACCCGCCTCTCTCGGCTTCGCTATCAATCTAAGAGGAAGATTAGGTCCCTATCAGGCCGTCAGCTTCACGCGATGATAGAGAAGTTTGTGCCACATAACCTCCCGCTGGACTTACGGCACGAAATCGTTTCGGAGACGGCTATTTCGCTCCTGACCGGTGAATGCCTGATCAAGAATATCCAGGCAAAGACGAAGCAGGCGCTACAAGCCCATCACCGAATGTTCTCGAAGTTTGGCCCTGTCTCTCTCGACGCGGCCCGGTTCGATGATGGTGCAAGTACGCTGCATGACACGGTAAGCGTGGGCCTCTGGGACTGATTATGCGCGGACGCCGCGCGCAGAGGGGCTCCGGCGCCAATCTAGCCGCGGCGGGGAAGGCCTTCAGGGCCGGCACACGACACCGCGCGGGACGGACCCTCTCTACAAACCAGTGTGGTGGACGCTGACCTGCAAGCCAACGACGGCAAGACCGTCGAGATCATCGCGCTTGTTACGGACGTGTGGCGGCCGGTAAGATGGTGAAAGGCCGTGTCGTGCGGCGCTTCGGGGTGATTGGGTAGGCCTAATGCCTGCGATGTAGCACGCACAAATGGCCCTCCTGCGTGCTTGACTAGCAGGCATGATGCGTGCATATGCCTGCTATATGAAATGCAGGAGGGCGCCATGACTGATTCTGACGATCCGGGGAGCCGCCATGCCAAAGGCGGCATCGCGCGTGCCAAGGCACTTTCGCCCGAACAGCGCGCCGAAAGCGCTCGAAAGGCCGCCGCTGCACGCTGGGCTAAGCCTCCCGCACCGCCGCCAGCCTCCAGTGGTATCAAGGACCTAACTCAAGAAGAGCTAGACGCGCTGCCGTTCGCCAAGTGGCGCGGCAAGATCGATCTGGGCGGCAACGAACTCGATTGCTATGTCCTCAACGACGAGACGCGCGTCCTTTCGTCCGGCTCGACCACCAAGGCCATCGCGAATATCGAACGAGGAAGCCTGCAGGACTACATAGGCCAGAAATCTCTTAACCCATTCATCGATAAGGACAAAATCCTGCAGGAAACTGTGCGATTTACGATTCCTGGAACGCAATGGGCCGCCATCGGTATCACCACCGAACACTTCGAACTTATTTGCCGCGGATATGTCCAGGCGTTGTATGAAGGGGCCAGCCTTACCGACCGCCAGCGCGAGATCGCCATCCGATGCGCTATGTTGACTGCGGGCCTCAGCCGCATCGGTCTTGACGCCCTTGTCGATGAAGCGACCGGCTACCAATACGAGCGCGCCGAAGATGCTCTGCAGGTGAAGTTGCGCGCCTTCATTTCGGAAGAGCTACGAGCGTGGGAAAAAACGTTCCCTGATCAGCTTTGGGAGGAGTTCGGACGGCTTACGGGGTGGAAGACCCCGCTGCAGAGCCGTCCGAAGTGGTGGGGAAAGCTTGTTACAGAACTGATCTACGACACGTTGGACGACGATGTTGCCAAATATCTGAAGGAGAATAAGCCCCCGGCCGGCGCGCGCTGGCATCAACAGCTGACCGACAACTATGGGGTTCGGCAGTTGGTGTCTCGCTGCTACGAGGTCATTGGCATGGCTAAAACATGCGATGACATGCACGAGTTGCGCAGTCGAGTTGGGCGGCACTACGGCAAGAAGCCGGTGCAATTCACGATGTTCTTGAAGCCACCAAACGATTGATTCAACCCCTGGCCGGCCGACAGCCCGCCCTCCCCGTGAGCGGCGGGCTTTTTCGTGCGCTCTCGACTCTCAGAACGTACCGGGCCACCATGTTAGCGCGCGGCCTTTGCGGGGACACGCCCATGACCAGGCGGCGGCTCCCACTGGACACCCGCGTACCTGTGCCTCGGCACCCGATGGATGTCGTAATCCGAGGGGTCACACAGGATTCGCCAACACCTGTGCGCACAGGCAGAGGCGGCCCGGTACATCTACGAACGGCGGGTCATCCGTAGCGTAGAGGCCACCACCGCAACCTTTTGGGAAGCGGCGCGCCGCGGCCCGGAGGTATGGCCCATGAAGCCATCGATCCGCGTCGCGGTCACTGTGAAGGTCGACTTAGCAGCTTGCATCCGTGCTTGCGCGCTAATGATCTACCTCATCTCGTGACCGGCAGGGGCTGGAGCAATCCGGCCCTTGTTTGTCGTTCAGCGAACCTCCCGACATCGCCACCCTGCCCAACTCGCGACGCCGCGCCCATTATCAGCTCGCATTCGAGCCGCGCCGACCGCTTCTTCCCGCGGACCTTGTGCACGCGACGGCCCGATAGCCGGTGCTGCTGGCATCGACGGTTCGGCTTGAACTCGGCTCCAGGCGTCCACGCTATGGTGAAGCCCTCGCCGCATGTGGCGCACTCGGCTTCAAGCACGTGGTAGCTGCACGGCTCGCCATGCCGGTTCGTCGTCTTCACGACGTCGACGAACCGATAGAGTTGGCCGTCGTACTTCACGCTGTAGCCGAGGCTCGTCGCGTCGGCCGGCAAATCAACGCGGATGCTCATTCGCTGCCCTTTCCTTCTGGAGCGACGCGCGGCACGGCGCTAAGCCGGGGCCGCGTCGCGTCTCTTCAGGAGATTTCTTGAGGAAATCTCTTCAGAGGTTTCTTCGTGGAACCTGTAGAGGTTGCGGGTGGTGTAACTTCTAAGGTTGCGACTGATGTAACCTCTAAGGTTCCACCGCCCGTAACTTCTGGAGTTGCAACATTCTGTAGTATTCCAACCCGTCTCTGCCTGCCCCGACGTGTTCGTAGACGATGCCAAGCGATGCCTCGTGAGCCTTCATCGCGGCAAGCGCCTGCTGTTTCTTGTGCTGCGGCACGATCCGGATCTCGTTTTCGAACTTCGCGTACTCGGGAAAGCCCTCACGCTCACGGAACCGGCAGAGCGGGACGCCTTGCCGCCGGAGCTTTTCCACGCGGTTCCCTTCACGGCGCCCGTAAACCGCCTCCTCATTGAAGCGGCCTTCGATATCCATCATGCCGATCTGGAACTTATGCGTGCTGCCCGCGCGTGCCTTGAACGTCAGCAGGTCGCGCTCCGCGAGCAACTTGACGTGCTTCGCCACCGCTTGCCGGGAAATCCCCAGCCGGGCGCCGATGGTGTCGAGCCCAACGTGGCACTTGCCATCTTTGTCGCTGTACTCGGCGATGATGCAGAGCACGCGGAGCGCGGCCGGATATCGCCCCAGGCAACAGGCGCCGGCCGCGAGCACGCGGAGCACCAGCACGTAGCCGTAGACCTGCCCCGGCTCGCGATCATGCTTCTTCGGCATGCCACACCCGGATTTTCTCGCGCCGACCGCGCGGCGCGTTCTGGCGGTCCATGCGCCAAAGTCCGGCAAGCTCCCGAAGCCCGGCCCGGAGAAGCCCCAGAGCGCCCGCTGGCATCGAATCCTGCATGACGACGCGATTGACGACCGCGGCCACCTCGACGCCGTCCTGGAGGCTGTACAGGGCCGCAAGAGCCTCTTCGTAGCGCGCCGTTGCCCAGCTCTTGCGGTCCTCCGGCGTGCTGGTCGGCACCTCGCAATTGGCGAAGGCATCTCCGATCATCCGCCCGGCTGCCGAGCCCGCATCACGCGGCGCGGCGATCACGCTGCGCCACTGGTTGACGGTGCGCTGCCACGCCTGCCCGGCCCAAAGCTCCGGCTCTGTGATCGCCTGAGCGAGGTAGAGCCGGCCGAGTTCGCTCTCGGCAAGCTGATCGAGGCGGGCGGTCTTCGGCAGCCACGCCCGATGAGGCTGGGCGAGCGCCACCGCCATGTTCTGCTGCGCTTCGGTGCGCTTGGCGGCCTTCGACCGCGACAACCGTCCGGACGGCGTGCGCAGACGGTTCTTGTGCTTGCGGCGTGCCATGGTCAGCCCTCCAGCCGGGTTTCGAGGTCAAGGGATGCCGCGAGCCCGAACTTCTCCAGGACGGCAGGCGAGAGGCGGCAACCGGGCTGCCCAGGCGGGGCACCCCAGGTGCCGGGCCACAAGCGGCGAGACATGGCGTCCCGAACGCGATCGGGATGCGGGAGGTTGTGAGGCCAGTCAGGAGGGAGCGCTGGCGCCGACGCCGGCGAGGCGGCGATAGCATTTGGAGCCTCGCCATACTCCTCCCAAGCCCCGCTCAGGAACGTGGCGGCCTGTTTGACGTAGCTGGTCCCGAGGTTGCCCTTGCGCTCGACTTCGCGCCGGTATGCCGTCGCCGATGCGACCAGGCGCCCGGGATCGGTGCCCTTGCCGACGAGAGACCCGAACCGGGTGCGCGCCTTCGTCCAATCCTGCGAGCCGTCTCGCTTCGGATAGGCCGCTTTGAAGTCCAGAAACGCGGCTTCAATGTCCGATTTTGAATTAGGGACTATAGGGTTATTTCTAGTCTCTGGATTTAGAACGCGCGCGCGATGCTTGGAACCCGCTTCAAGCCCGGCTTCAGCCAAGCCACTGATATTGCTTTCCTCGGCGTTCTTTTCAGCCTTAAGTTTGCGAGTTTCAGCCGATTTATTTCCGCCTTTCGCGCCGTTTTCGGCGAGCTTTCGGGCAGTTTCCGCGGAGATATCGACCTCGCGCATCGCGCGCGGATTGATGATGAAACCGCCCTCGGCGACAATCTTGCCCTCGTCGATCAGCGTGGCCCGGATCGTGTTCCATTTGCGGACGGAGCATCCGCAGTGACCAGCGATCCAATGCGCATTATCCGGGATAGGTCCGCGGCGGTCATAGATCAGATCGAGCACCACCGAATAGGCACCCTTGACCTCCAGAGGGAGCCCCGCTGTGCCGTGGAGAAAGTCTGACGGGTAGCGCCGATACCAGGGCTTTTCGCTCATCAGCCCTCCCCGTTCGGATCGCGCACCGCCGAGGCGGCGATGTCGACGAACAAGTCGACGCCGACGGTCGGCCCGTTGCGGTTCTTGGCGGCGATGATTTCGAGGCGGTCGCGCACGAGGTCGTAGCGCGCCAAGGCGCTCGGATCGCCTTCCTTGTATTCGCTCGTGGTCGCGACGTAGTACGCCTCGCGATAGACGAAGAGCACGGCGTCGGCGTCCGCTTCGATGTCTCCGCTCTCTCGCAGATCCGCAAGTTGCGGGCGCTTGTCTTCCCGGCTCTCAACGCCGCGATTGAGCTGAGCAAGGAGCACGATGCAGACACCCTGCTCCTTCGCCACCGCGCGAAGGCCCGCGGTGATCTCGCCGACCTCATAGACCCGATTGCCCTTGTACCGATCAGCAGCGCGCAGGAGCTTCAGATAGTCGATGAAGACCACGCGCAGATCGACGCCGCGCGCGGCGAGGTTCCTCTTGGCCGCCAAGACCCGCGCCGACACCTCGGCAACGGACAAACGTGCCGAGTAGTCCAACTCCAGCGGCAGCGTCTTCAGCATGGCGTCGGCGCGCAGCAGGCTTTCCATCTGCGCGTCGGACACACGGCCGCGCTTCACGGCCGAATAGGCGATGGCGTTTCCGCGGTGAAAAGCGACATCGGTAACGAGCCGCGCGGCCAGATCGTCCCGCCCCATTTCCAGGCTGAAGTAAAGCGTGCCGTTGCCGGCCGAGGCGCACTGCCAAGCCGAACTCGTGCCGCAAGTGGTCTTGCCCATGCCGGGGCGTCCGGCGAGCACCACGAGCTGGCCAGGGATATATCCGCCCATGACGTCGTCGAGCGAGCGCCAGCCGGTCGTTGCACCCAGCAACATCGGCTCGCCCATGCGGTGCGCATTCACCTTTGTCAGCAGCGCCTCAGAGCTGGCGCCGGCCGGCTGGCGGGTGCCTTCTTTCTCCGCGATGCCAGCGCGCACCTCGTCGACAGACGTCAGGATCGCGGCGAGGCGCTCGGATGCCATGCCGGGCGACGCTTCCACCTCCCGAACCGCGGCAAAGACGGCACGCAGCGCACCAGCGTCGCGGATGTCGCGGGCATAGGACTTGACCATGGACGGCGGCGCTGCAGCGGAGCCGAGACGCGCCACGTAGGCGCCGAACGTCAGATCACCGAGGATCGGCTGATTCCATCCCGCCCCGAGGTCGTGCGCGAGAGACCGGGCATCAGAAAGGGAACCCCGTGCCGCACGCTCTGCCATAGCCGCATAGAGCCTGCCGTGCAGGGGCTCGGCGAAGCTCTCCGGCGATAGGAGTGCCGACGCCGCTGGGAAGGCGTCAGGCATCACCAGAAGCGCGCCGAGCAACGATTGCTCAATCTCGACGATCGCGTGGTTGGCATCTGCGGGCCGAACCGCGATAGCCATAGAAGACATGTCCATCATTCGGGGCGGGCCGATCCGAGCGCGCCGCGCTGAGCAGGCGTGATGAAGAGGTCAAGGAACCGGCGCCACGCCGCTCCGGCGGCCATTGCGTCATGCAACCGGCGCGAACGGTGGGCTGCGTCGAGAGCGGCGACGTATTCCTGCCACGCCTTTTCTGCAGCGGCAGGGCTCGCAAGGCTATCAGTCATGATGGGCTACCTTGTTCGAAGCAACCTCGTCCTCGCACGCGTGCTCGTGCACGCGTGGCGCGATGCGCGGGAGGGGAGCCGGAAGCTTGGTGCTGTCGACGCCGGGCCGGTCGTCATGCGCCGCCAGCAACATCTCCACCGTGATATCGAGGTCACTCGCGTCCGCTGCGTTCTCGATGATCAAGGGCCAATATCGGCTCGGGATGCGGCCTCGCCGGCGCATGTCATAAGCGCGCTGACTCGGATGCCGCGTGAAGCCGCATGCACGGCCGAACGTGCTCAGGCGGGTGAAGCTGTCGATGATTTCCGGAACAGACGTGCTCATAACGATCTGTTTACGCTCATCGCGTAAAAGGCGCAACGCAATTCTACGCGACATGCGTAACGCATTGTGGGAAAAATGGGAATGATGAGCGAACCAGGCGAACGTTTGGCTGAGGCGCGCAAGCGTGCCGGCTACAAGACAGGCTCCGACGCGGCGCGCGCGTTCGGCTGGCCCGTCTCTACCTATCTCGGGCACGAGAACGGGGACCGCATCCCCAGGATCGACGCAGCCAAGCGATACAGCCGCGCCTTCCGCGTACCGTGGACTTGGATCCTCGACGGCGGCGAACTGCCGGAGGATTACAGGCCAACGCTCCCGCTCGTCGGCTATGTCGGGGCCGGCGCAGAAGTGATCCCGTTTGATGACCACGCAATGGGTGCGGGCCTCGATGAGATAGAGGCTCCGCCAGGAGCTCCGGCCGATGCAGTTGCGGTGAAGGTCCGCGGCGAAAGCATGTGGCCGGTCTTTCACGATGGCGACACCATCGTCTTCGACGAGCGGCGATCCGGCCCGGATTTGGTGACCTATGTCGGGCGCGAGTGCATCATCCGTCTGGAGGACGGGCGCACCTTCATCAAGATGCTGACAAAGGGATCGGCTGAAGGCTTCTGGACGCTGATCAGCTATAATGCGCCCCCTGTCACGGACGTCGCCGTGGAATGGGCCGCGAAAGTGCACTGGATAGAACGAGCCTGACAAATTACGCGCATCGCGTAAAAACTCTATTGACCATAATTACGCGATGAGCGTAAATCCCTCGTGTCAGAACTCGAGGGGAACGCGATGTATCACTCTCCGCACATCACCGAAGCCGCCTCTGCCGCCGATCCCATGATTGCTTTCGCGGCGGCGTGGCGGGAAGAGGAGGCCAGCGTCCCTGTTGAGGACGGCAACGTCCCCGACAATTGGCCGCGTCCGCTGGACGAGCTGCTGCGTGCCGGGAGTCTTCCCGTCCCAACCACCATCGCGGGGGCCGCCGAGGCTATCCGGATGGCTGCTCAGGAAGCACGCGAGGGGATGGCAGATCCCGTCATCACCACCTTGCTTGAAGTCGCGCTGATGTTCTTTGACGACAGCCCTAGCGCAGCGCCACCGCTGTGCCCGGCTGCCGTGATCGCTGACGTGATCGCGGCGCATATCGACGACCGCGAGGCGACCGAAGCGGCAGGCATGGACACGAGCCAAGGCAGCTGGCAGCGCGACTATTACGATCGCGTCGATACCGAGCTGGACAATGGCATATCCGCGCTCCGCGATGCACTCGCCTATGTGCAGGCCATCAGCCCCAAGGGCGCACTCGCCCAGGTGTCGGTGATTTCCGCCCTGGTTTCCTGGATGAGCGGAATGGAAGACGTCGAGACCCGCAAGTCGCTGGCTCTCAGCGTCGACAATCTCGCGCACTCGGTGGCGAACTTCCTCGACGGCCAAGCGGACGCGAGCCGCGATCACGCGGCCCCGACGTACTTTTTCCCCAGGACCGCCAGCCGCGTCCACGGACGGCAAGCACCGGAAGAACTCGCCTCCGCGAGCTGAGGCGCGCCGTCACCATCTGATCAGCCAGCTCTCACAGCCCGCTGCGTTGCCGTGGCGGAAGGAGAAGTCATGCCCAACCATACTGCTGACAGCTTCGCGCCCGAGCTGATCCGCCTTTGGCGCGATCACAACGAGCTTTCAAGACGGGCAGGCCTGCAAAGCGGGACGCCAGAGTGGATCCGGAGAGAGAACCGGCAGAACGCCGTCTACGGCCAGATCAAGGCCGTAGAGGCGGCTGCCTCCTACGCACCCGTTGAAGGACCATACGGGATTGTCCTTCTGCTCGGCCTGATCGCCGACGCAGCTTCGGCGCTCGAAAGCCTCGTGCCTGCCGGTGTCGCCGACGAGAAAGCGGAGGAAATCAGCAATGCCATATCCCGGATGTCCTACGCGCTCGTTCGGTGGATCGAAGCCGTGCACCGCATCGATCGTGCCGACGCTGCCGGCGACATTTACTTGGCCGCCCGGTGCGATCCCTTCGATCCGCGCTCCACTGAGCCGGCGGAGGCTGCGTGATGGCACAGAGGTTCGCTGAAACCGGTTGCGCCATCGAGACGCCGGAACTTTCCGGGATGTCGATAGACGCTCTCAGAATGCTGCATCGAGCGGCGATAAGCGCCGGTGACCTTGTCGAGGGTCTCGGCTGGTCGACCCAGGACAAAAAGGCCAAGGACGCTCTTCTCGGCCTGTCGGACTGCTTCGCCAACCTCCAGAACGACATCGTCGATGAAATGGTCGGCCGGACGCCTTCGGATGACAGGGAGCGTCGACAGCGCGCTTTCGTGCTGCTGGACGATGCCGGACGCTGCCTCGATCCCGACGAGTACCCGACCGAACTCGCTGAACTCGTAGGGAGGCTATGATGTCGAAAGAACGCCCGGTCCACTTCCCTGTCGGGAACGACGGCATAGACGACCTGAGGCAAGGCTTTGCCCTGCTGCGCATTGCCGAGGCCGCTATAGCTGCAATGGAAGCAAACCTTGTGGCCACCGACATCATAGCGCTTCGGGCTGTCATCGGCGACGCCGTGCAGTACCTGGAAGGCGCAGACGCGCGGGCGATCGAAGCGCATAACAAACAGGCCGAGATCGACTATGCGACGCTAATCTCGCGAGCAGGCAATGGCTCGTGATCCTCTCGCGCGAATTCGGCTCCGCCCGAGCATCGACCAGTGGCGCGACGATGAATCTATGACACTCGCGGAAGCCGCAGCCCTATTCTTCCCTGAAGGTCCGCTAACCACCGCGTCATTCCGCAAGGCTGCGAAGCGCGGCGACCTTGCGGTACGGCGCCTGCTGGGCAAGGATTTCACCACTCCCATGTCCGTCCGCGAGATGTTGAAGCCATGCCGGGCCGAAAGCCAAAGCCTCCCCGCCTCTATCTCCGAGAGCGCGACGGCCGCGAAAGGCTCTGGGTTATCATCGACCGGGGACGGGAAATCAGCACAGGCTGCGGCGAAAAAGAGGTTCGCGGAGCTGAAGAACGCTTCCAGGAATATCTCGCCGGCAAACACGTCTCGACCGTCGGCACCCGTGATTTCACTCGGCTCAAAGTAGCCGATGTCCTGACCTTTTACGCCGAGGCAAAGGCCCGTCCGGCCACCGCGACGGTGAAAGCCGCGGCGCGCTACCGAGAGATGCTCGCGTTCTGCGAAACGCTGTCGGAATGGTGGGGTGGGAAGAACGTCAGTGATATCCGCGGTGAGACATGCCGCCAGTACGTCGAGTGGCGGACCGCCCAGCCGCTGCGCCGCGCCAAGACCGAAGCGGCGCTCAAGAAGCGCGTCAGCCCCGCCACCGCGCGCCGTGAACTCGAGGTGCTTCGTGCGGCCGTGAACCTGTATCACGCCGAGTACACCCTTCCCTCAGTTCCCAAAATTACACTGCCGGAGAAGTCGGTGCCGCGCGATCGGTGGCTCACCCGTGCGGAGGTTGCCGCGCTGCTGTGGGCATGCCTGGGTTGGCGGCGCGAGGTCGACACAGGCCGCTGGGCTAAGATCCAGCCGGAAGGCATCCGCAAGCAGACGCGTACCCGACGCGCGCACATTGCTCGATTCATCCTCATCGGCCTCTACACCGGCACGCGCCACGAGGCGATCGAGCGGCTGCAGTGGCACGCGAATGTCGATGGTGGCTGGGTCGACCTCGGCCGCGGCTTGCTCTATCGGCGCGGCTCAGGAGAGCGGGAAACGAAAAAGCGTAGACCGCCGGCGCGCATTCCTCACCGTCTCATGCCTCATCTTCTCCGCTGGCAGCAGTTGGACCGGACGCACCCGACCTCGAACGAGCACCCGATCAGGCATGTCATTCACACCAGCACCGGCGAGGGCTTGTCTACGCCGATCCGAACAGGCTGGGAGGGCATCCGGAACGACGCCGCCCTCGGCGCTGACGTCGTCCCCCATGTGCTGCGACACACCTGCGTCACCTGGCAGCTTCAGGCCGGCGTGCTTCCGTGGGAGGTTGCCGGCGCCGTCGGCATGACCGTCGAGCAGATCGAGAACGGGTATGGTCATCACTCGCCGGACTATCAAAAAGCGAGCGCAGAGGCGTTTGGGAAGAGAACAACGCCGCCATGA